CAGCTGTAAAAATAATCAAAATATTGCTTCTGGAAATCCAGATAAGGATATGTCGTCCCGCGGTTCTGGATCACAGTCTTGATAGCGATATCCAGCGTATGTGCAAACTGCACTGCATGTAGGTTCTTGTTCTCATTGAACTGATACATCATAGCAAAGTTCGAACATGTCTCTGCCAGAGCAGCAAAGTTAGGACACACCACCAAGTTCATGGCAGACATCGCCTCGATTGCGGCAAGACAACTTGTCTCTGGCCAGATCGATGGGTATGCAAAGATGTGTGACTTGACGAGCGCTGTGCGGATCTCCTCGTTGGGGACAGCACCATGATACGAGATCTTGGGATGCGCTCTGCAACGATCAAACAGTTGCTGATATTGCCTGTCTCGTTCTTCCCATCCATAGATGCTGAAAGATGAGTAGACATCTAGATGGATGTTGTCATGAATCCTGCTGAGTTCTTCGAACACAGGAATCAGGATCTCTAGGCCACGATGAGGTGTGGTATGGTAGATCAGGTTGACTGTGCCGTTGTATTCTTTCTTCTCTACCGGGATGGGGTCGATAGCATTCTTGATCACGAAGCTCTCGGCATAGGGGACGCCGCTGATGATATTGTACATCTGCATCTGCCAGTCAGACACAGCTACGATCTTTGAAAAACGCTTACGAAGTTCGGAATCTTTAAGGTGTTCAGATTCAGGGTCATGAGGTAGATCATGCAACCAAAGGATCTTCTTCTTATCGGGATCTAGCTCTCGGACCCTAGAAGGTATGATCTGAAACTTGTTCAGCAATTCTGCAGGGATGCTCCTGTGAAGACGTTCCTGCATTAGCTCCGTGCCGCCACGAGCATTCTTATTCAATTCGTTCACTTCTACCATAATAAAATCACCTATTGATTATTTTTTATCTTTACGTATCAAAAACTCTGGAAGTTTTAATTCAACCTTTTCATCCTGTATGTTCATCAATATATTGGCAGCAAATGACAAAACACTCCAGGATACAAATCCTATGAATGCTGCAGCTGCCAATACATTATCAGTAGAAGTAGACAGCTGCATCCATTCCAATAGCGGAGCACAACCAAGTATCGCAGTCGTTGTGCTAAGTCCAGATCTCACAGCGGCATCCCAAACATTTGTCGGTCTATAAAATACCATGAAAGCAGTCCCGCCAATTAAGCCACCTAGGCCTGCTATTGCTTTGGCCATGAGAGGCATTGTGAAATCTTCGGACATATTAGATCCTTGTATTATTGATTATATCTTTTATTTATATATTTCAATAATAGAGTCATAGCGAAAAGAACGCCATCCATCCTTCTCTACATCCCATACTGATAATGTATCTTCTGATACAGGGCGTGTCTTTTCTGTCTTCTTTTCATACTCTTTCACCCATCCTTCAAGAAGAGTGCATTTCATCAACCGTTCAGACCCGTCTGCTTTCTTAAACTTGACATTAACTATGTCTGTAGTAAGCATATTCTTTATGTTTGACTTAGATAGAGTGTCCGTAATCATTCTTTGTTTCCTCCACATATTTTGCTAATTCTTCATAACCACCTAGTTTTTTGCCGTCAACTTCTATCAGAGGCACTGTCTTTGTGCCTGGATACATTTCTAAAAACTCTGTAATACCCATACTTTCTCCGACAGACACATATTCATATTGCATGCCGTACATATTAAGCAATTCTCTTGATTTAACACACCAGTTGCAGTTGTGCTTCCCATATATTCTTATCATCACAGGTTGTTCTTTTCTTTTTCAATCCGTTTCCAGGGACCGAATGCTGCCGAATGGTTGCCTTCTACCTTGATGAAAGGTTTATTTTTCTCATTCTTGTTGGGATTGGCAATAGTCACCATGGTGCGCTTGCCTCTTCCCCAATGCTTTAGTTTATTCAGTACTTTCTCAATTTCTGGTACGTTCCTGCTGACAGCTTTCAGTGTTTGCCTTGATACGCTAGAGCGCAAACCTTTAGACACTACCTTGCTTCTTGTTCTCTTCTTGCCCATTTTCTATTCCTCTACTAAATCTTTGACTTTGCGTTGATGTATGGTATTACAACAGATACATTTGAGATATACCGTACTATCAATGTCATTCTTGAGATTGGGTACATAATCAATCAATATCATCGATCTATCTCCAGAGCCACATGATGGGCAATCTCCCACAACAACTGGGAGATTGCCATCTGTAGCTACTGTGATAGTGTTACTTTTTTCCATTTTTCTTTGATTTTTTTACCAGGGTCTTTTCTGTGCCGCCTATGTCACGAGAATATATGGTCTTGCCACCGTCAGGACTCTCAAAGATCTTGGGTTTCTTTTTGGGTTTGACATCATCAGATTGAATATTATCAATGAACTTATCGATGCTTTTGTCCAGTTGTTCTTTAACCTGAGTGACCGAGTCAGTGATCTGATCGTTCACTGTTGCTTCAATCTTATTGAATTCGCCGATAAAAATCTTCTTAAACCATTTCCACATTTTCGTTCTCCGTTGCTATGCCATACTTACAGATAAAATAACTGTCAATTATATCAGAGGAAGGATTCCACTGTTTTTCAGTCATATTGAATTTTTCTTTGATATTATAACCTGTCTCTTTCAGAAATACTTCTTGTAGCGCTTCTTTGTTAGCATTACCTTTTCCTGTAGCAAACTTCTTTATCACAGTAGGAGGAACGAGATTATATTGATGATTGCGTTTCCATAAGTAATGTTTCAAGAGGCCGGCGTTCTCGCCTATATTGAATACTCTACCTGTAGAACCCATAGAATAACCTTCAATGTATATGATATCGGTTTCTTGTAGCTTTGTCAATACCCAATTGGTAATGTTATAATATCTTTCTTCTTCACAGGAATAATCTGGATGAAGGTCACCTTGTATATTATCAATATCTAAATTATATTTCTTGATATTTGTTAAGAAAAATATTCTGCAATCATAATAGTTATTAGTGCTACAATCAGAAATACATATACAAGGACTGCTAAGACTATAGTCAATTCCTACGATCCTCATTCCTCTTCTTCGTAATCATAGTTATAATCATCTTCGTCAGTTTCTTCTTGGTCTGTATCGATATAATTTTTAATTGCATCATCCCACGCAGGATCAATACCCATATTATCTTTTAAATCTTCACTGTAATGAGTGTGCATATCGATCATTCTAGTATAAATCTGCTTGCGTATATCAGCATCTTTAACTAATTCAGCTACTACATCAATTAATTCTTCCCAATTCATTTTTTAATTTCCTTTTAGCTTTAAGGTCTTTCATAATATGTGAGCGTTGCTCATCAGTATATATAGTCCAGGCCTGGATCTGCTGCATGGTCCTACCACAGACTGTACAAATATCTGTGATAGGATCCAGCTTACATATCTTCTGGCAGGGTGACTTAGAGGTCAACGATCTCACACCCATCAGCAGCACAGGCAAGGGTCTGAGAACCCTTGGTGTTATCTTCCTTCTCGTATTCTGCCAGCTTGGCCCAATCGATTGTCCGGGGCATGGTGGCATCCAATGCTTCATATTCATCTTTTGAGCAATCCTGATAGGGCGCCTGGCGATAGGTATGATCAGAATGCGGCAAGAACGAGACACCGGACATCTCGTCAAAGTATTCGTATACGAACGAACCCACTGCCATCCATTCATCTTCCTTGACTGTGATAGTCACAGATGGCTTATGCTCACACCAATGACGCTGATAGATCATCCACATCTCCAGCTGTTCTACTGCTGTCATCTCTGTACGAGTCACTGCACCATCAGGCGCTTTGACAGGGAAAGAGAACACTGTAGTCGCATCCGGCTTCATCACACACGGTTCATTAGGAAAACCTGATTCCTTGAGAAGCATCGTCAAAGGATCCTTGTTATCGCCGCGCACTGTACGGATATAATAATCATTATGGCGAGCATGGATGCCGGAAGCAGAATCCACCAGTTGTGAAACAGTTCCTGAAGGTTTGACACAAGTAACAGCAGTCGATTGAGGGATGCCTAATGCTTCCGCAAATTCCTTGTTTGCTGCAACTGCTATATCACGCAGAGACTCTAACATATGTTTTAGATCGATGTTTTTGTCTTTACCATTTGTTAACGTATTATCCATGATACCAGTCATGCTTACACCCAGCAAGCGTTCTTCTTCTGTGTTGTTTGTCCATACTTTACGGAGATATGGGAACTTAGTGAGAGTGGACTGTAGGGTCCCGAGACGGGCAGCAAGGCGTACCTTGCGCTGAAGATCAACCACACCATCTGTGCCACGGACAACAACTTCTGTCAGGTTACAGAACTGATTGGGACGCAGGATGATCTCAGAGCAAGGATTGGTCCCAAACTCGTGATCCGGATCACGACGGCCAAACTTCTTTGCCTGGTTCTGTGATGCTACACGAGAGAAGATTCCACGCTCACCTGACTTAGAATCATACAACGAGATCCACTCACGCATAAACGTGCCCATCTCGGGCTTCTCTGTGTATGCAGCAGAGTTGTTAGAAAGAGCACGCTGAGGGTTTGTCTCCCACCACGAACCGTTCTTGGCAGTCCTCATGCGCTCATCTGTGAGATTTGACAGAGAAATCATTGCTGATCTACGAACACCGCCCACGACGACTACTTCGCCGATCTTGCACATGATATCATGACATTCCAGAGAGTTCAGTTTGCGACCTGTAGCACCACGGAACATGCGCA